CCGCGCAATCCGTCAAAACCGCACTCACCGCAAATCTGAGGCAGACAAACAGGTTACCCCAGCTCTTCCACAAATAGGCGGGGCAAATGCAGTAAAAGCAGAAGGAGATAAAAATCCCATAGGTCAGATGAATAGTACGCGGGTAATAGACCCCACGCGAAGGGAAGAACTAAGCGCCCAGCGTCGGAAGAATAAGCTGAGTGTGTTTGGCATAAGCAACCCAGGCTCTTACGAACCCCAGCCGCGCACAATCGTGAGTGAGAGCTGGACTGCCACGGCATCCAGATGGGTTGAAAATCAAAACGTAGGTGGTCCTTTTTTTTACGACTATTGGGCTCAAGATTATCAACAGCAGCGAACTAACTCATACATAGTTATTCCATCACAAAAGTGGTCTCCTTCATTTGCAAAAGAAGCTAGTAGCAATCGCACATACATAAATGCTCCCACCCATGAACTCGGAGCGACAACATTTTGGTTTGACTGGACTTTCTACCAAACAAATGTCCCTGATTATGAACCCGGCAATTCGTTAGTAGTAGCAACGTTACCCCAACTACCCACTTCACCTAGTACGTGGTTTCCCAATCACCCGCGAGTGAACCTTAGCCCCCTGCCTTCAATAGCCGCCAGTGACGGACGTTACATTTGGTACTCGACAGTTTATGCACTTAGCAGACCATCATATGCCTTCTACTACAATTCCGCTAATTACACTGGTAATCTTCCTATACAAACTACTGGCGGTTACAATCAGTTTTATGACACGCAAAATGGAGGCGCATATGTGCGTGAGATTGTGTCAAGAAGAACACAGAATAGTTACCCACTTAGCCTAGCTCCCATGTCAGATCCCGCATCGGGATATAACGTTGACAGCTATAGAAATGATAACTACAAAAGATACGGAGGTTGGGATTTTATAGTTAAACAGTTTACTGATGATAACTACTTCCCAAACCAATATTCCGATGTTCGAGCCTACGGTTTAACTTGGCGATACGACACTGAAAACCCTCAAAGCCCGCCTAACTTTAGTGAGTACAACCTGGGATATACCGGAGACGGAACACTTGCTGGGTTCCACAATTTTGCATCTATGTATCTGGGGCTTCTTGATGCCAGCCACCCAGCAAAAGAGGAGTGGACCAAAATGCTCGCCCTAAAAACAGCAAACGAATCGTTTGCATCGCTAGCAAATAGATATTTCGACCGCACCTACGGCTCCGGTTTCTATAGTTTAGTGCCAGGACTTGTTTACTATAAAGACACCGGTTTAGCAATATACACAGGCAAACTTAGAAGAGGAAGTTCGTTCCCAAACTTCCCTCGCGTTTACACAAAAACCCTAACTCCAAACTTGTCATACTCATCAGCTTCGTACCGTCTGCCCTACCCCAGCTCCTATCCTGGCAGCTACTTCAGGGAGTATCTAACCTCACACGAAGACATGATTGCTGATGGTTGGGAGGAGCAAGCCAACGCCCCAGTTACACAATTTGGCACCGCTCTGCCTTACTACTTCACCCACCGATTGAAATAACTCCAATGGAACACGCAGGATTACGCAACGCCTCTGCATTAACCGCAGAACTCCGCGCCCGCGCCGAAGCAAACCGCCACGCGCTTGCCCGCCGCCAAGCCGACCGCCGCGCTTACGAAGCCGCGCAGGCTGCCTCAAACAGCGAAAACTAGCTAGATTAACCCTACCTAGTTAGGTGTTGTTTGTGCCGCTTCCTTTTCTAGTAGCCCCAGCTCCACCAAGAAAACGTTCATGCGGCAATGCTGATTCCGGGATACTGCAACTCCCAGAACTTGGCGGACTAACTGTATTAGAAGCAAGCGTTGTAGATGAATTATTAGCTGGGCGCCCCAACGCTTTTGTGGAGGCAGCAAAAGTTGCCGACGCAATTTCAGCAAACGAATCCATCACCCGTATTGAAGGTTTTGCGATTATCGAGCAAGCCGTTGGCGGCAGCGATATGGAACAGGACGCACAAAACTTACGCCTCAAATACGCCTCCCAAATCAACACAGTTATCGCAGTATTCAGCAGCAGCAGTGACTACACAAAAGAAGCAGCAGTAACAGCATTAATCCGGTGCCGTTTATCACTACCGGATTGGAGCCTTACTGATACACGCGGCTTACACCGCCGCCTTCTAAACGAAATCTACGACTTGTACTTAGAAGAAATCGCGGCTGAGGAAACCCCCAGCGCACAATTAAGTGAGGAGGACATAAAAAAGCCGCCGCTGGCCTCTGGGAAACAACGAAAACGGACTACAACGCCCTTGCCCACGAACTGTTCTATTACCTCCCCGGCCAATACCACCGCGCCAGCTTTGGAAGCGAACTCCGCCGCGACGTAATTAACAGTCAAGCCCAACTACAACGCATCAAGCTGGAGGAACTACAAAAGTACGACCTACCGATAGCAAGATTCCAGTCGTTATTTTTCAATAGCAAGAGAGACAGCAAAACCAAACCGTTTGAGGTGGAGAACTTCCTCACATACCAATCAACCACCCCAGACACCAGCAAGCAAATATCCGCCGCGACTGCTGCAGTTCTGTTATCCCTGCAGGCAGAAGAACATCTTCACCCACTGCTACTTGCGTGTTGGCAGCAGGTAATCAGCAATGCAACCGAACACGAACCAATGCCAGATGTAAGGGCTTTGGTAAGTGAGGACGAGCAGGTGTGGGTAATCGCGCCGCAGTGGGAGGGCGCAAACATCCGAGGGTTGGTGTGCGTTGGCGACTACATCCACGGCCCAATCCTGCTGCGCGATATTGACCGCAGCCTGATGACTTACAAGGTAAGTCTGCCCAACCGCCCAGCTGCACCAGCGGGTTGGTTAGAGAGCGGCTTTTTGCTAGTCCAGGCAACCTAGGCCATGGATTTACTGACTCTGCGGGAAGAACTTGAAACGCTCCTGGTAGAGGAACTCGGGGTTTATACCCTTGCCAACGGCTCTACCACCCCAGCTATCACCGTCCGCGCAATCGGCGAACAATCCCCAGCCAACACAAAAGTTAAAGGGCTTGAGTGCATCATCAACCGCCAACCCGTAATAAACAAAATAGCCCAATATGTACCTGTAAATTCTTTCCGCAGCTACACGCTGTACTTAGTTAATTGGGGTGGGGTTGAGCTTGCAGATATTGCTGAGAAGATTATGCGCGGATTTCCGATGGCACTAAGCACCACAATCCAGCAATTACAAGTGCCTGAAGGTATGGGTCCGCGTGATCAAATGCGGCTCACGCTGAAATTCAACCCAGAGGCAGAACAATGACCCCTAGCGTGTACAACATCCGCCCCCAGCGCAGGGCCGACTTCACATTAAATGTGACGCTGAAAGATCCTGCCGGCGTGGCAATTAATCTGACAGGTTGTCAAGTTTTAGCGCAGGTGTGGGATAAGAAGCGCACGGTCAAATACGGAGCGTTCACGGTAACAATCCCCACCCCAGCTAACGGCCAAATCTTCATGGTGCTGGGCCATGCAATCACAGCCGTGTTACCGGATGAAGCGCGGTATGACGTGATGGTGATAAACAGCGGCTTACTGCGCGAGTATTACCTTGAGGGAATAGTCCGCCCATCCGAGGGTTATACGGCCCCAGTCACGGTATAGCCATGAGCGTAGACATCAGCCAAAGTAGCAATCCAGTTGTGGTTATTGGCGAGGGCCAATCACAAATTGTTGAGATTGCGACCCCCGGCCCCCAAGGTCCAGTTGCACCTCCATTTAATCTGGGCGACTTACCAAATGTGAAAGTTGCTAACGCCGTGAATAAGAGCCTGCTGTATTACGACAGCAGTAGTGCAGAGTGGCGCGGGGACGCGATCCATACTGTGATAACACTGACTGACGGCGGCGGGTTTTAGGGAAACCTAGGGCAACCTTAGGTTTGGCAAAACAGTGTCTAACACAATTCGGATTAAGCGCAGTACGGCCACTGCCACGCCAACAACTCTTGCTAATGCGGAACTTGCGTTTTCCGAAAATAGTTCAACGCTATTTATCGGTGTAGGCACTGGCGGTGCAGGCGGCAGCGCAACCTCCATCGTGGCGATTGGCGGCCCCGGCAAGTACGCAACGCTGGACACTGCCCAGACCATCAGCGGCGCAAAAACGTTTACTGGAAGCGTTGGGCTGAGCGGCGCCACTGTAACCGGCCTCACCACAACTTCTGTCGGCGAAGGCACCAACCTCTACTACACCGACGTAAGAGCGCGAACATCGCTAAGCGTCACAGCTGGTAGCGGTCTCACGTACAACAGCTCTACGGGTGTATTCGGGCTGGGCTCAATCCCCAACTCCGCTCTCGCGAACAACAGCATCACGATCAACGGTATCGCCACCCCACTTGGCGGCAGCACAACCACAACCGCCGTTACCACATCAATCGGCGGCACTCTGACGCTTCAGGGCACTGCGGGCGAAGTCGAAGTTGGCACCAGCGGCAGTACCTTCACATTCGGGCTACCCGACAGCGTTTTAATCACCTCCGCGTTAACCGTCGGCACAAATTTGACGGTGACCGGCGATTTAACAGTCAACGGCACTACCACGACCATAAACAGCACCACGATTTCGGTTGACGACAAGAACCTAGAGCTGGGCAGCACAGCATCCCCTACTGATGCAGGCGCAGACGGCGGCGGCATAACGCTGCGCGGCACCACTGACAAAACGCTTTCCTGGGTAGACGCCACCGATGCCTGGACTAGCAGCGAACACTTAGAACTTGCTGCCACCAAGACCTTCCGCATAAACGGCGCCTCAGTACTCAACGCAACCGGGTTGGGCACGGGGGTGTTGGCATCTTCCTTGACTAGCGTTGGCGCATTAACAGCGGGCTCTCTTGGCACCGGCTTCACAACAATCTCTGTAGCACTGGGCGGCACAGGCGCCACAACATTGACCGGCGTACTAAAAGGCAACGGCACTGGTGCATTTACAGCAGCGGTTGCCGGTACTGATTACCTATCGCCTGATTCCGTGTTGGATTGCGGCACATTCTAAGTCGGCAAACTAGATCAGAACGTCCGCCTTTATAGGCGCTAAGGGACAGCCTTATGGCACAAACTCTCAAGCTAAAACGGAGTGCAGTTGCGGGCCGAGTTCCCACAACTAGCGATTTGCAGTTAGGCGAACTCGGCCTAAACACTTATGACGGAAAGCTGTACACCCGCAAAGACAACGGCTCAGTCAGCATCGTTGAGCTAAGTGGAGGTACTGGTAGTACTGGGGGCGTAAGCATGTCCACCAGTATTGCGC